AAACAGAATTTGCTTGCATATGCAACCGGACCACATCTTGATGCCCTCGCTGAGTTTTACGGAGTTCAAAGACTTCCCGCCCGGAAAGCACAAACCATCTTGCGTTTTTCTTTAGCTGAACCATTGGACTTTGATGTGGTTATCCCCGCCGGGACAAGGGTATCCGCAGGAGGAGACCTCTATTTTGCAACTTTGCAGGAAGCAAAAATTCCAGCCGGAAGCTTGTTTGTTGACGTTCCAGCCGAGTGTAATGAAGCGGGAACAATAGGGAACGGCTTTTCTCCCGGACAGATAAAAGACCTCATGGATCCATTGCCCTACATCACCTCTGTCTCAAACATTACCATGAGCATGTATGGTGCGGATGAAGAAGATGACGAACGCTTCCGTGAGAGGATAAGGCTATCCATTGAACGCTTCACTAACGCGGGCTCCAAGCAAGCCTACATCTATCACACGCTATCAGCCCATCAGGACATAGAAGATGTAGAGGTCTATAGTCCAGCCCCCGGTCAGGTAAAAGTCATCTTTACCGTGAAAGGTGGCAACATCCCGGATGAAACTATGCTTTCTCTTGTCCGAGATTATTTGTCCTCAGATCGTGTGCGTCCCTTAACCGACCAAGTCTTAGTCTCCGCCCCTGAAGTAGTCTACTACGACATTGATTTAACCTTTTACGTGAATAGAAAAGATGCCCCGAGACTTTCTTTTATCCAATCCGCAGTAGAGAAGGCAGTAAACGACTTTATCGCTTGGACAAAATCTAAAATCGGAAGAGACATCCTACCCGAAGAACTAACACGACTTGTTAAACAAGCGGGAGCTTACAGGGTAGACTTAACCTTGCCAGCGAGGCAGGAACTTACTATTGAACAGATAGCACACGCACGGAATGTAAATGTTCGTTACGGAGGTTTGGTAGATGATTAAGGACCTTTCTCCTCCAAGCATAAGAGAGCTTCAACACTTAGTAGATACCTTTGACACAAGCTTTGAAGAGTTGAAGAGACATATTATCAATGTTCTTATCTATCCTCGCATCGACGAAATAGAAGACGAGAAACTCCTTGATCTCCTCGCCTGGCAATTCCACATTGAGGGCTATGACCAAGCCCAAACCATCCAAGAAAAACGCAATCTGATCAAGAACGCAATTGAACTCCACCGCTACAAGGGAACACCCTACGCAATAAAGAAGTTCTTCCAAGCTTTAGGTTTAGATGCGAGTTTGCAGGAATGGTTTGACTACAACGGCGACCCATACAAATTTAAAGTGTTCGTTAAAAACATCATACAAGACGAAGACACATACCGCAGGCTAATCGGGCTTATCAACGAGTATAAAAATGTTCGTTCGTGGCTTGACGCAATCGGCTTCCACAGAGAGTATAGACAAACCCTTTACCACGCTTTTGCTCAGAAAGATGGAAAGCACTACCAGATCGGCTTGCATATAGACCCATCAGTTGAGCCTTATACCATCCATACCGGCTTTGCTCAGAGGGTCGGAACATCTTATCGGATAGGCATCTACGAACCTCAAGTATCGGTTGAGCAATTAGGGATTTATGCGGGCGGTGTCCAAAGAATTGCAAGCTACATGACTATATATCCAGCTAATTAGGAGGAAATAGGATGGCAGACTTTAGAGGCACAATACTAACGCAGAGAGGAAGAAACCTTTTAGCCAAAGCTCAGACCGGGACTACACTAACCTTCACAAGAATAAAACTCGGCGATGGGCTCTGGCCTTCAAACACAGACCCAACGCAACTAAACGACCTTGTTTCTCCCAAGCTAAACCTACCGATACAAGAAATCAGGGTGGTCGGCGACGGAACGGTTCGCTTAAGGTTTGTGCTAACTAACACCGGACTTTCTCAAGGCTTCTTCATGCGGGAAATCGGCATTTACGCCCAAGACCCAGACATTGGAGAAATACTTTATGCGGTAGCCTATGCAGGAGACAGGGCAGACTTTATTCCCGCCGACGGTATCACGAAAGTTGAGAACGTTGTTGATATCTACACAGTCATTGCAAATGCGCAAAACGTCACCGCGGTAATTTCCGATACAGTTGTTCTTGCAACAAAGCAGGACATTGACACGGTAAAACCTGAAGCCAGCTCTACCGCTCCAAACCTTACATACCCAGGGAAGTTATGGATAGATGCGAATGACTTCCTGAAATACTTCAATGGCTCAGATTGGCGGGATCTAAAAGTGTCCTTTGCCGATACAGTAGATGGTTTTCATGCAAGTTTGGTGCCAGCACCGAATGTGATACCTATTACAAATACTCAATCAGTTATTCCTCAAGATTTTTTACCTCTTTTCACTCCGCTTTCTATACCGTATTCTCAGCTTTATATTCAGTCTTCAGCTCCGAGTTTTCCCTATCTTTACGATAGTTGGTATAACATAGAGACAAATGAACTTTTTTATTGGAATGGTTCAGCATGGATAAAAGTTGATTGGACTAAATGGGTTCAAAACGATATCTGGTTCCGCTTAGAAAAGTTGAGAGTTAATAACGGTAGTTTGGAAATCTCAAACAATAGAACAAATTGGTATCGGGTTTTTCCAGCAATAGGTAGAATTGTTGAAGTAATAGCTGATGATACAAACCCTGCTGATAATTTTAAGATTGCTTATTTAACAGTTGGTCAGACATTACTAGTTAGAGGACGAAATTTAGCAAGGGCGGCAGCTGTATCACCAAGCTTGTGGGTAGGGAATTATTACCATACTTATGTAGGATATCTTTGGTTTGGTATATTTCCAAGTAATATTGCTATTTCAGATGGGTATGGACAGTATGTTGCTGGTCATTCCCATAATGTAAGTGCATATTATACATCTTCTCGCACTTTTGTTCCAATAATAGAACAAGCAAACGAAGCACATAACTGGGCTCTGTTTTCAATACAGATTTTAAACAATAGGATGACAACATCCTCAGTTGGACATGGTGAAACAGGACCTTGTGTAACTGCCAATATAGGTTCAGGTAGTTTTCCTAGTAATGGCTATTTTTTAGGTAGTTTTTGTTATGAAGGAACGAGAATAGTTGTTGATTATCTTGCTATTACAAGACAAGGATAAGGAGGTTGCAGATGAAACTATATGCTTGGGTAGAAAATGAACAGCTTTTTACAACTGAGGATAAAAATTTAGCTCCGTCTAATGCAATTGAACTTGAGGTAGAAAGTCCTGATGATGTTGTTCTTGACAACGGACAAATCCGAGTGAAGACAGAAGCGGAAAAGCTTGAAGAGGAGAGACAAAGAAAACTTTCAGAACTCAAAAACTATGTAGAACACCTCCTTGAACCGACTGACTATGTTGTAGTTAGAATAGCAGAAGCACAAGTGAGAGGAGATGAAGCTGAAGTAGAAAGACTTAGACAAAGATATGCGAGTCAACTTCAACAACGAGAAGCCATCAGACAATGGAACGAACAGATGAAGCAAGCAATAAGAAATGCGGAGACTTTAGATGAGTTGAGGCAAATGGAGATTAAGTATGGTTAAGGCTTTGTTTTTTGTAAGTATTTTTGTAAGCTTTATGCTGTTTGGTGCTTGGTTTTACGAACGCAAAACGCATTTTCAAACCATGCGTAAGCTTGCAACATGCCAATCAGAATTGGAGATTACGCAGGAAAATCTCACGAGATACACCCAGTTATACACAGACTTGCGGAACAAATGCGAAGTTGACAAGAGGAAGATAGAACAGAAATACGCTGTGCTTCTCAAAAAAGCCACCGAACCCATCCCGCAAGTAAGTATCCCACCACACACGGACGAGTGCGAGGCTATACGGAGGATGATAGATGAAGCAAGTAAGCATTTTAGCCCTTAGCCTATTCTTGTTCTCCTGTATGGCAAAACCACGAGTGCAAATAATAGAGAAAGAGTTGATTGTCAAATGCCCTATTCCTGATGTTCCCAAGACAGAAAAACCCGTTATCAAACCGGACCAGCCATACACTGAAAAATTGCAGTCTTTACTTAATTACATGTTTAGACTTGAGAGAGAAAACGAGCTTCTGCGGGAGGTAATAGAGACATGCAAGCGATAGAACTGCTAAAAAGAATACTGAAGCATTACGGCGTTGATGTAGCCCTTGCGATTGCGTTTATGCTTGTAGCCTTTGCCTATGTCTACGACCAGCCCACACTTTTGAGTGCAATAGCCCGCAAGGTAGCCCTTGCCTCTGCGGGATTGGTCTATTACTACATCACAAGGGTAGCGAAAATAGGATTCGTGGAATGGAAGCACCCATATGAGAAGATTTACGCTATTG